TGCAGATCGCCTAGCCAATGCTGGAGTTATGACAGAAGATGTTTCAGGGCAGCAGTTTTACAAAGCCTGTGGCGATCTACTAGAAGGCTTGGTCAATCATCGAGTTATCCATAATGGTCAGGCAGAGTTAATTCAGCAGATGAATAACTGTGCAGCTAAAGTCAATGACAGCGCGTGGCGCATCATTAAGCGCAAGTCAGCTGGAGACATCTCAGCCCCTATTGGTTTGGCGATGGTAGTTTCTAAATTGATGATTCCTCAGCCTAAGCCTCAGATTTATACTTAGACACGCCCTAGCAGATTGTCTAATTACTTGACAAATGCTACACTTTCTGTCTATGGGTAAAATCTTGCAGGCATTTGGGCTTGAAGCTAAGCCACAATTACAAGCTCAGTCCGCACCTCAGGTATTGGGTGAATACTCACCTTATGCGATGCCTTTCCAGTATGCCTTTGTAAGTCGTAATGAGGCTATGTCTGTTCCAGCATTACAACGATGCCGCAATTTACTTGCTGGCACTATTGGCGCGATTCCTTTAGAGCTGTATAAGAAATCTACTAATGAAGAATTAGGCTCACCTGCATGGTTAGAGCAACCTTCATACTCACAACCACGATCAGTAACAATTGCGTGGACTGTCGATTCACTTTTGTTTTATGGTCAAGCATTCTGGAAAGTCGTTGAAGTTTATGCAGAAGATGGCAGACCATCTCGCTTTGAGTGGGTTGCTAATGATCGAGTAACTGCAACATTAGATTCTACAAATACTTTTGTTAAATCTTATGCAGTCGATGGCACAACATTACCGATGGATGGCTTGGGATCTCTGATTACATTCCAATCATTAGGCGATGGCATTCTCAATACTGGTGTTCAGACAATTCGCGCTGCTATTGATGTTCAAAAGGCAGCTGCAATTGCAGCATCTACTCCAATGGCATCAGGCTACATCAAAAACACCGGCGCAGACCTAGATCCTAAAGAAGTACAGGGTTTGCTTGCTTCATGGAAGAATGCTCGTCAAAACCGAGCAACTGCATACCTAACATCGACTTTGGAATACAACCCAGTATCGTTTTCGCCTAGAGACATGATGTATGGCGAAGCAATTTTCAATCTATCAACAGAGTGCGCTCGTTTGTGTAATGTCCCTGCTTATTATGTTTCAGCAGATTCTAATAACTCAATGACTTATGCCAATGTTCAGGATGAACGCAAGCAATTTCTAACATTATCTTTACAGCCATTTATTACAGCGATTGAAGATCGTTTGTCAATGGATGACATTACAGCTCGTGGAAATGTAGTGAAGTTTGACATCGATCATAACTTCTTACGCACAGATCCACTTCAAGAGTTAGCAGTAATTGAAAAGTTACTGACACTTAACCTAATCACTCCAGAGCAAGCGATGGAGATGACAGACCTAACACCTAATGGAAACAATGGTATGGCATGAACCAAATAATCACCTTCTCAGCTGATCTGACAGCAGACTCAGCAAGCCGCACAATCTCAGGAAAGATCGTGCCTCTCAATGTTGAAGCAGGATCAACCAACATGGGTAAAGTCATTTTTGAGTCTGGATCAATTGAGATCCCAGATCCTAAGTCAATCAAGTTGCTCAATCAGCATGACATCAAGAAGCCTCTTGGACGCGGAGTTACATTTAGCGAGTCAGAAGATGCTATTCATGCAGTCTTTTCTATCAGTCGCTCACAGCGCGGCACAGAGGCTCTTATCCTTGCAGAAGAAGGATTACAGAGTGGTCTGTCAATCGGTGCAGAAGTCCTAAAGTCAAAGATCAAGGATGGCGTGATCCATGTATCCGCTGCTCGCTTGGTCGAAGTAAGTTTAGTAACAGAGCCAGCATTTAAGTCTGCTCAGGTTACTGAAATTGCAGCAGAAGAATCTGCTGTTGAAGAAACAATCCAACCAACAGAAAGCGAGACAGCAATCGTGGAAGAAACCACTCCAGCAGTCGAAGCAACACCAGTTGAGGCTCCAGCGGTTGAAGCTGCTCGTCCAACTGTTTCAGCAGCGTACTACACAAAGCCACGCATCGAGATCACAGCGGCTAAGTATGCAGAAAACACAATTCGTGCAGCACTAGGTGATGAGTCAGCTCGTCAATACCTACGCGCAGCAGATGACACAACAGACAACGCTGGTCTAGTACCAACACGCCAGTTGTCAGAAATCATCAACCCACTTGGTACAACAATCCGTCCATCAATCGAAGCAATCTCACGCGGAGTGCTTCCAGATGCAGGTATGACATTTGAGATCCCAAAGATCACACAGATGCCAACAGTTGCAGTAACAGCAGAAAACGCTGCATTCTCAGACACAGACCAGAACTCATCATTCTTATCAGTAGATGTTAAGAAGTATGCAGGACAGCAGACATTCTCTGTTGAGTTGCTAGATCGTACATCTCCAGCATTCTTTGATGAGCTAGTCCGCAACATGGGCGCAGCTTACGCAAAGGCAACAGATGCAGCAGTAAACGCTGCTCTTATCGCAGGTGCAACACTAGACGGCACAACAACAGCAACATACCCAACAGCCTCAGCGTTGCTTGGAATCGTTGCTCGCGGTGCAGCATCTGTCTATGATGCAACACTAGGACTTGCGAACCCATTCGCTCGTAACATGATCGTGAACACAGCACAATGGTCAAACATCATGACACTTAACGACAATGGTCGCCCAATTTACACAGCATCAAACCCAATGAACGCTGGCGGACAGGTTGTCCCAACAGCACTACAGGGAAATGTTGCAGGACTTAACCTCTATGTAACACCAAACACAGCAGCTGGAACAGACACAGACGGATCAATCCTGATTGTGAACCCAGAGGCTTACACATGGTATGAGTCACCTAACTACCGCTTGCGCGCAGAATCAACAGCAGCGGGAACAATCACAATCGGTTACTACGGCTTTGGCGCAATCGCGACTAAGGTCGGAGCAGGTGCATTCAAGAATAACAAGGCTTAATTAAAGCCCACTAAGTACGCTCTGAGGGGTAGTAGCCCTCTACCCCTCAGAGTCTTTAGAAAGGAATGGGAATGGCACTTACAACAGTTGCAGAGCTCCGTAGCACTCTCGGAGTCGGTACCTTGTATCCAGATGCCACCCTTCAAGAAGTATGTGACGCTACCGATGCAGTCCTACTTCCAATGTTATGGGCGGATGTTTATTTCAATGTTGCACACAGCAACACAACCACAGTAGGCACACTTTACTTTGATGTGCCTGTGAAAAACATTTTTTATGTCGGTCAAACAGTTGTAGTCAATAACAATCAAGCACATTACAACGGATCAAAGACAATTACAGCAGTTGGCGATTATTCAATTTCTTATGCAATCACCGGCACTCCAACGGCACAACCTCGCCACAATGTCAATCCTTATGGCACAGTTACAATCGCTCCATCGACTGACTGGACAGCAGACATGGCGATCCAGCAAGCAGCTTTAATGGTATCTGTTGAAATCTGGCAAGCGCGTACAGCCACCCTTTCTGGCAGTAACCTTGTTGATTTCCAGCCAAGCCCTTACCGAATGAGCGCACAGCTTCTCGCTAAGGTGCGAGGATTGATAGCACATGCACTTGATCCGCGTTCGATGGTGGGATAATGCCACCAGTTGCCATCACTACACTTCGAACCACTTTAGCGACTGCTCTAGTAAATAATGCTAAATGGCAGACTTTCGCCTTTCCACCTGCGACAGTCCTTGCTAATTCTGTGATCGTATCTCCAGACGATCCTTATTTGACACCAAATAACAATTCTCAAATTTCAATTAGTCCAATGGCTAACTTTAAGATCGTAATGACTGTGCCATTGTTTGACAATGAGGGAAACCTTAACGGGATTGAAGATACTGTAGTCAGCGTGTTCGCTCTGCTTGCAGCATCATCTTTAACCTATAATGTAAGCGCAATCAGCGCACCAAGCGTTCTCAATGCTGCTTCGGGAGACCTTCTCAGCTGCGAGATGTCAGTATCAATCCTAACGAGTTGGAGTTAATTATGTCCGAGTGGGAAAAAGAAAACGAAGCCTTCCTGATCAAAATCGGGCAGGTAGCACCAACAGCACCAAAGCCAGCAACTACTAAGAAGGACGAGGAATAATCTCATGGCTGTATTTCTAAATAACAATGTAGGTGTGAAGATTAACTCAGTCGATCTTTCAGACCATGTAACAGCAGTAACAATCAACCGCGCATTCGATGAGCTAGAAGTAACCGCTATGGGTGACTCGGCACACAAGTTTGTTAAGGGTCTAGAGTCATCATCTGTGACAATCGACTTCCTCAACGACACAGCAACAGCCAATGTATTGGCAACACTACAAGCAGCATGGGGAACAACAGTCACAGCTGTATTTCTACAGACAAAGGGAACAGCCGTCTCAGCGACTAACCCTCTGTACACAGTCTCATTGTTGATCAACAACACCACAGACATCAATGGCGCAGTCGGTGACATTGGCACACAGTCAATCACATTTACTGCTAACTCAACTGTTGCAGTAGCAACAACTGGATCATTCTAAACAACTAAACAAAGGGGCTAAACATGGCAAGATTAAAGATAGTTCGTACAGATGGAAGCGTGCTAGAAGGCGAGATCACTCCAGCGGTGGAGTACTCATTCGAGCAGTACGCTAAAAAGGGTTTCCACAAGGCTTTCCGCGATGAGGAAAAGCAAAGCGATGTCTATTGGCTTGCATGGGAAGTCACACGCAGATCAGGTGAGTCTGTTAAGCCTTTTGGGATTGAGTTTATCGAGACACTTAAGAGTGTCGAGGTTTTAGACTCTGACCCTTTAGCTTAAAGCGGGATCTCCCATTCACTTATCTAATTGCTCGGTTGAGCATTAGGTTGGGGATCTCGCCACAGCAGTTATTAGACCTAGATAAGACGATGCTCGATGCACTTGTGCAAGGGCTTAAAGATGAGGCGAAAGAGGTGAGCGATGCCAACCGAGGTAGTAGGCGTGGTAGAGCTTAAGAAAGCCCTCAACAAGTACGCTCCAGACCTTGCTAAAGAATTAACAAAGGAATTGGGAGCAATCCTAAAGCCTGTCGTTAATGAGGCTAGATCCTATGTACCGCTTGCATCGCCCATGAGCGGATGGAGTGAGACACAAAATCCTAGAGGCAAGTTCCCAAAGTACAATGCTTTGGAGATCCGTAAGGGCATTATGTACAAAACAACACCATCAAAGCCTAATGCCGCTGGGTTTGTGAATAACATCCGCATCCAGAATAAATCTATGATCGGTGCAATCTATGAGACTGCTGGTCGTAAAAATGGTCAGGGTCAAACTTGGGTTGGTCCAAAGGCAGGTGGAGCATCTAAAGGTGTGTCTCGATCTAATAACCCTTATGCAGGTAATCAGTTTATTTCTAATCTCGGTCAGTTGTATGGTCCAGTCCGTAAGGGCGATCATCGCATGATGGGACGCTTAATCTTTAGGGCATGGGCTAAGACTCAGGGCAGGGCTAACGCTTCTGTGTTTAAGGCTATTGAACAGACAACAGCAAAGTTTAATCGTCGAACCGCTATGGTAGATGTTAGGAGAGCAGCATGAGTAATGTGAACATTAACATCGCCGCCGAGTTTAAGGGTAAGAAAGCATTTAAGGAAGCTGCAACATCAGCTGACAAACTTAACAAGAATGTTAAAAGTCTCGCTAAGACTCTTATTGGACTTTACAGCGCACAGAAAGTCTTGTCTTTCTCTAAGGCATCTGTTAAAGCGTTCGCAGAAGATGACAAGGCAGCCAGAGCATTAGGTCAAACCCTTAAAAATCTAGGACTGGCTTACGGCTCAAATGCTGGCACAGTCAATGGCTTTATCTCTCGCCTTGAAATGCAGACAGGCGTGCTTGATGATGAGTTACGCCCAGCGATGGATCGCCTGCTCCGCGCTACAGGCGATGTCACTAAGTCTCAGGAATTGCTCGGACTTGCATTAGACATTAGTGCGGGCACAGGTAAGAGCTTGACTCAGGTGAGCCAATCGCTCCAGAAAGCTTATTTAGGGCAGACTCAGGCACTTGGTCGCTTAGGTGTAGGACTTACAAAGGCAGAGCTTACATCCTCATCATTTGAGGAAATACAAGCACGCTTATCAACATTATTTGCTGGACAAGCAACAGCGGCAGCAGATACTTATGCAGGTTCACTTGCTAAGCTAACTGTTGCAGGTAACAATGCCAAAGAGACTATTGGCAAGGGTCTAGTCGATGCCTTTGTAACGATTACTAATTCATCTTCTGTAGATGATCTTGTTACAAAGATTGACAGAGCAGCGCAATCTATTGCTAACTTTGTGCGCGAAACTGGTGAGTTCATCAAGATCACTAAGTCACTCTTTGACTTTAAGAACATGAGTTTATTCGCTCCATCTGGCGGCTTATTTGGTGACGGCAAAGGCTTTGGAAACATCTCAATGACTGTATCCTCACAGGATACTCAGCGAGCAGATGCTATTGCTAAGAAAAATGCAGCGGCACTTGCCAGACTTACTGGAGTTCAAGCTGCTAACCAAGCCAAAATCCTCAAAGATAAGCGACTAGCAGCAGCAATCGACAAGGCTAACCTTGCCCTTAACAAAGGTTCAGAAGTCTTTGACATGGATAAGATCCAGATTGCAGCAGCTCTTACCAATCAGGCTGAGCAACTAGGCAAGGTAACCTCATCTGCTCAGGTTATGCAGATTGCCAATGACACAGCACGCCTAAATGTTAAGAAGTCAATTCTTGACCTAGAAGATGCTATTGCCGCTAAGGATGAGCAAGCGATCCTAAAGGCAACAGAGAAGCTCAATGCAGACCTTAAAATCTTAGGCGCACTCTCTGGACAGAATGTAAAACTCCAAGACATCAAATCTATCCTTGACAGCCTAAAGCCTAAAGACCTAATTAATCTGGCTAACCTCGATGCTGCTATTGCCAAGATGATGGAATTGCTACGCCTTCAAGGCACTAAGCCTTCTGCACCAACAGCAAGTGCAACTGCTTCAACAGGCACCACAGCTGGGGCAACGATCTTTCCTTTCCCAAGCGGTGCTTCTAGTATCGCTGAAACTAATGCCAATGTTGCAGCACTAGGCGGAGTAATTACCCAGATTTTACCTAACCTTAAAGAATTCACTCCAGATACAGGCATGATCTCAGGCATCAGCCCTAATGGTCGCGAGTTCAACTTTACTGTTAATGTCAATACAGGCGTGGGAGATCCTAACGCTATTGCAGAAGCCATTGAAAATGTAATAACAGAGGCAGTTAGCCGAGGCACTTTGAGAGGCTTGATGATCGCATGACATGGCTTCCAGAGTGGCGAGTTACAGTAGGTGATGATGTCTATACGACTGTCACCTCTGTTTCCTTTGCATCTGGTCGCTTAGACATTGATCGCCAGCCTACGGCGGGATACTGCCAAGTACAGATCATCAACACAGATGGCTCACCATTCACTATCAATGTCACAGAGCCAATCCTTTTAGAGCTTAAAAACTCATCTGGCACTTATGTAACAGTATTCGGCGGAGAAGTATCAGATTTCAACATCGGTGTCAGAAGCCCAGAGGAAACTGGCTACATCACCACCGGCACGATCTTAGGCATTGGCTCGCTGGCTAAACTCACAAAGGCTGTCTATAACACAGCCCTTGCAGAAGGCTTAGACGGCGCACAGATCAGCGCAATCTTAGGTGCTGCCCTTAACCTCTCATGGGCTGAGGTAACTCCAACAGACACATGGGCAACTTACCCAGCAGATGTTACTTGGGACAATGCAGAGTCCTACATCGGTGAAATTGACTCAGGCTTCTACACGATGATCGCTGTTGCAGCTAGCGCATCGGCTAAGTCTCAGACCCTTGCAGATCAGATTGCCAATAGCGCACTTGGTCAGTTGTACGAGGAAAAGGATGGAGATGTTAGTTATGCAGATGCAGACCACAGATCTAACACCCTTGCAGCAAACGGCTACACTTTCCTTGATGGCGCGTATGCAACACCATCCTCTATCACCTCAACAACTCAGACTGCTCGCATCCGTAACAGCCTTATCTATCGCTACGCCACAGGATACGGATCGACCTACAGTACCTCTGACGCGGACTCTATAGCCTCTTACGGACTCTTTGAGCGTTCCTTTGACTCTAACATCAAGAACCTTGCAGACATCACCGACATCGCCACTAGAGAGCTTAATCTGCGTCGAGTACCTAAAGCCTCATTGGGTGCGATTACCTTCCGCCTAGATAATCCAGACATGCCTAGCGCGATGCTTGACAGCCTTATCGGGGTTTATTTCGGTCAGCCTATGTTGATCAGCAATCTGCCATCTAACTTACTGGGTGGCACATTCGATGGCTTTGTGGAAAATGTTGCACTTAGGGCTACTCCAAGTTATATCGAGATTACCCTCTACATTTCAGCGACAGAGTTTTCCCTCTCAACGACACAATGGGACACAGTTTTGCCTAGCACAATAACATGGGCAACCACAAATGCTACACTTATCTGGAACAACGCGACAGGAGCACTTAACTAAATGGCAACAAGCCCGATTTATAGCTGGCCAGAGCCAGACAACACAGACCTTGTAAAAAATGGCGCGCTTGCCATTCGTACGCTTGGCAACGCCATTGATACCACAATGGCAACAATGACACCTAAATCTCTTGTCGATGCTAAGGGTGACCTGATCGCAGCTACAGCAAACGACACACCTGCTCGCCTAGCAGTAGGCAACAACGGCGAAACTCTTGTAGCCGACAGTTCCACCGCGACAGGGTTAAAATGGGCTGCACCTGCTGGTTATACACTCATCAGTTCAACAAATTTAAGCGGTGCAAGTGTAAATCTTTCGTCAATTCCCCAAACCTATAGATTCTTAAAATTAGTTGTAACACAAATGACTAACGCAACAGCCAATGGTCAATTTACATTAAAACACAACGGATTCAGTGATAGTCAATATATAACTTTTAATCAAGGTGCAGTTCCGACAGTAAAAACAAACAGTTTTTTTGCAACTAATTCCAATCTTTTGAGAACTGACCAAAGTAATTCTTTTACATTTGATTGGGATAATTATTCACAAACAGCAAATATGCACGCAGTTACAGGGTCTTTGTGTTTTGTAGATTTTGGCGGAAGTGTGCAGAGCGGAAGTATCGGCGGTGCGTTTTTTGTCTCAAACGGAACAATCACATCTTTGCAATTAGCCAATACAGGCGGCAATTTTTCAGCAGGAATTGCTCTACTTTATGGAGGTAACTAATGCCAATTATCAGAATCCACGATTTAGCAACAGGCGAAGTTATTGACCGCGAAGCAACACAAGCGGAAATTGACGGAGTGCCAAATCCAAATGGTTTGCAGGTGGAACATTTGACGGAGATTATTCCGAGTGAAGCCAAGACTCAGTAAGGCGGCTATCCAGCTACGCGAACAGATCGATGACTCGTTCCCAGATCGTGACCGCACATCGGATGGTTGGATCGGTGATACCCGACACGCTGCTCGCAAGTCTGATCATAATCCAGATGAGCAAGGCTGGGTTCGTGCCATTGATGTGGACAAAGATCTATTCAAGGGCGGGAAGCCCGACATCATGGGAGATCTTGTCGATCAGCTTCGTCTTTTATCCAAGTCCAAAACAGACAAGCGTATTAGTTACATCATTTACGATGGACGCATCTGCTCCGGCATCCTTAACTGGAAATGGCGCAAGTACACAGGGGCTAACAAACACTCTAAGCACGCTCATTTCAGCTTTAAGAAAGAAGCTGATAATGATGGGGCTTTTTATCAAGTATCTATGTTAGGCGGAGAATAATGAAGAACATGAAGCACCCTGCATACCTAGCCGCTGGAGCGTTCCTTGCAGCTTGGGCATCATCTAACTTTGAGGCAGATTACCGCGCAATACTCTGGGCAGTATTGTCAGGGGTATTCGGATACGCGAGCCCTAAAAAGTGACACAAAGCGACTTTTTCACCCTTTACATAGCAAGTCTAGGCATCTTTGGTGGGCTTGCAGGTTATGTCATTACTCATCTGCTGAATGAAATCAAGCGACTTAATCAGCGTGTCGATGAGATTTATAACATCTTACTAGAGCGATAATTTAATCATGGCAAGAAAAGCAACTAAGGCACTTGAGGAACAAGGTTACTCAAAGCTTGATGCTTACTGCATCGGATTGCATGAGTATTACAGATCTTTGCGTAGATCAGGATTTACAGAAGATCACGCTCTTTACATGCTCTCAGTTGTAGATTCTTACCCAGGGTGGATTCTGCCTGATCCTATTGCGCCAGAGAAGTTTGGCAATTACGAAGATGAGGATGACGATTAAGCGCATCGTCGTAGTCTCGGACTTACAAGTCCCCTACCATGACAGGGTTGCCACACGCAACCTTGCATCTTTCATTACCAAGTTTAAGCCAGACCAAGTAGTCACCATCGGCGATGAAATCGATTTACCCCAAATAAGCAAGTGGGAAGAAGGGCGCATGGGGTCTTATGCCCAGACCCTAGATGATGATCGTAACGAGGCTGTTCAGCTGCTCTGGGAATTAGGCGTAACAGATTGCATCCGTAGCAATCACACAGATCGGCTGTACAACATCATCATGGCTAAAGTCCCAGCATTCGGGGCGTTGCCAGAGCTGCGCTTTGAGAAGTTTATGAAGTTTGATGAGTTGGGCATTACCTTCCATAAGAACCCTATGCCTATTGCGCCTAACTGGATCGCAGTCCATGGTGATCACACACCCATCAAGCCACAAGGGGGCTTATCAGCCCTAGAAGCGGCTCGTAGGCATGGAAAGAATGTGATTAGTGGTCACACCCACAGAGCAGGGCGTTCGGCGTTCTCAGAGGCTTCTGGTGGGCGTATAGGGCGTGTTCTACATGGTGTCGAAGTAGGCAATCTTATGGACTTTAAGCAAGCCTTGTACACCAAAGGTGTAGCCAATTGGCAGCAAGCCTTTGCCATCATCTATGTGAACAAGAACAAGGTTCAGGTGGATCTCATCCACATCGAGAAGGATGGCACATTCATCGTGGCGGGAAAGTCCTACGGACGAGCCAGATAGGTCTAAATTTAGGTCTAAATCGTTATCATTTCGTTATGTGTTTAAGCACATAATGTCGTGGCGTTATGTCACACTAAGTCTGTAGCCAATCAAGGGCATTGGCACAGATAGGGTAATACAATGGAAAAAGACTATAAGGATCTGTTAATACAGCTTCTTTTGGAAAAGATGGAAAAACAGCCAGCAACATTTTTAACTGCTTCCGCTGTTGCAGTAAAACCACGTAAAAGAGTTGTTGATCGCCATAAATGGACACGCGAACAAAAAATAGAGATGTTGCGACTTGATAGCGAAGGTGTCTCAGAGTCCGTTATTGCTGAAAGACTTGGATTACGCAGACAACAGATCGAAGCAATGCTTTATTCAATCAAGGCAGGACGTGCATCATTATGAGCTTTGAAATGCCAATCATTGTGTTACTTCTAGCAGCGAACGCATTGTGGTACTTGGTAGGCTGGGCAAAAGGCTTTAACGAGGGCAAGCGCGAGGGCTTGGTGGTAGGTAAGACATTTCAGCGAGTGACAACAGATGCGCGCTAATGAAATCCTCTTATCAGCAACCGACACGATCCGCGAACGTGGTTTATCGTATGGTCACCCTGCGGATAACCTGCAACACACAGCGATGATCCTCTCAGCATACTTACAGACACCGATCCATGATTATCAAGTCGCAGGGATCATGGTGCTTGTTAAACTTGCAAGGACTAATCAGTCAGCCCAGCAGATCGACACATGGATCGACCTATGCTCTTATGGCGCACTCGCAGGACAACTAGCAACCGAAGAGAATGATCTCTATGTTTAATTTAGCCGATTACGAGACAGTTGAGGTGAGACTTGAAAGGTTTATCGAGGACTATCCAGATTTTAGGATTGCAACTGAGTTGGAAGTTGTCGAGAAGGATCGATACATTGTTAAGGCGTATCTTTATAAAGCTATTGGCGCAACAGTTGCGTGGGCAACAGGATACGCTGAGGAAAAGATTAGTGATCGAGGCGTTAATGCTACTTCAGCGTTGGAGAATTGCGAGACTTCGGCGATTGGCAGAGCTCTTGCAAATGCAGGTTATGCTGCTAAAGGAAAGAGAC